ACAGGGTAGAGTCCGTGATGCCCGAGGGTGGGCCAACTTAAACCGCCATACTGGGCCAGATCAGAGTGCCAGAATCAGGGGATACCGGACTGACTGCCGGTATCCCCTTTTCAGAGAGGAACAACATGGAGGATATCCAAGAAAGAACCAACGCTGTCCAAACGAAGATTGATCTTGTCGATCTCACCATCCGCGACGTTCAGGTCGCAAGCGAAGACACCGATGACGGCGACACGCTGCTCTCTGTCCTAGAGGAGTACAAGAGCTTCCTGGTGCGTCAGAGGGACCGACTGGCGACTGACTACGAAGACATCGTTCGCATGAAGCAGGCAATCAGGGATGCAGGCTGTGTGCTGGCAGATGTGTTTGAAGTGGCCGCTGATTCGATGATTGGCTGGTACGAATGCGTGATGCCTCATAACACGCCTCAGGCGTTTGCAAACATCTTGAGCCACATCATCACAACACTCTCCGGCAGCGTGCATACGTTCGAGAGCTACTACCCAGAACTCAAGAACTACTTCAATTGGGAACGAAGACGGCAAGCGGCTTTGATCCGTGCCGAAGAGTTGGATGCACGGCGTGCAGAAGAACGAGCAAAACAAGTAGCGGTACAGACCGCAATACACAATCGATAGGAACAACAGACAACATGAACCACCAACAGCAGATTGAACTATCGCCCAACGCAGCCAGAATCTACACCGCAATCCTCGCCATCTTGGGGGACAGAAAATCGCGATCAAGCGTCATTACAACCGAAAAGATCATGCGGGAAGCGAAGTTCGGACTGAGAGGCGTCGAAGAGGCACAGACGGAAATCCACAAACTCGGCCTGCTCGACATCGAACTAGACATCTGGAACGAGGAACAGCCGAAGGCATCGCGCTTCAGGTACAGCTTGCCGAACAGCAAGTGACATTGACTTTGATATTGAAATGCGTCATCGGTGTTGCTCATTCACCGGTGGCGAGCAGGATCTGGCTTTTCGCTTGGCGGAGTGGCCTTCGCTGAGAATTTTCCCAGATCCGAAACGCTGCACACGGGACACCTGCCTGCGTGCAGCAAGCGGGACAGGAGTCTCTGACTCCTGTCCCGCTCCTCAGACATTGACATTGCCCCGATTGGGCTCGGGGCGATATGGCTGGTCTCTACTGATGGGTGCGTTCATCACCTCTCTGGTCTCCACCAGCCGATGACAAAACGGGCGAGTGAAGGCGCAAAAATCCTTTCTCGCCTGATGTCATCTCTGTGGCAATCAATGACGTTGCTACGTTTGACGGTGTGGAGTATAAAGGCAAGTTCCGAGGCAAGAGCAATGATCCCTCACCGCATTCTCTTTACCCATAGACGTGATGAGCAAGGCTTCTGGGAATCGATCTGCTTGATCTGTGAAGAGCAGATTCCCAACCATTATCCAGTGAGAGAAGAGTCTGACCTGCTACGTGGTGACATCGGCCATCGATGTGACTACGAGACGTTGACAGACAGAATGTCTCGCCACCTTCCAAACTAGCCGTGGATGGTGTGGAACCGGTAGGGGTCGTTCCACACTGGATTGATTCAGACCTGCGACCAACGCGCGAATCAAATTTTTATGTCCACAAAATACAAACTCTGAGTTTGGCTTGTGCATAGTATGCACACCGAAGAAATTCAGGATCAGACCACCCGTCTGAATCGTGAATTTCTTCTACATTAAGCCATTTCTCTCAGTAAATCAAGGCAATTATGCAGGTTTGCGAGCCATTCATCACGGCGGCCCTGCATTAGAAAGAACAACCATCATGGACTTAATCAGCCTCGGGCTATCACCGCCTGAGCGAAGAGCTACGCCCTTTGATAATCCGGCCGTCAGTTTGAGCAGCACCGCAAACTGGGCATGGCTTTCTGGGGGCAGAGATTCCGCCGCTGGCGAACTCATCAACGATGTCACTGCCCTCCAGATCACAACCGTCTTCTCCTGTATCCGCGTCCTGGCTGAATCGGTCGCCAGCTTGCCGGTGAAGCTGTTCACCGTCACGGACAAGGGCAGAATCCAAGAAATCAACAGCCCCATTCACTATCTGCTGTCCGTCTCTCCGAACGAAGAGATGTCGTCCTTCACCCTCTTCGAGACGATGATGTGTCACCTCGCACTGACCGGCAACGCCTACGTTCAGATCCAAAGGAAGTCTGATGGTTCGCCTCTGGCTCTATGGCCGCTGAATCCCCGTTTGACGAACCCTGTAAGGCTTCCGAACGGCACCCTCGCATACAAGACAACAGACGGCGAGGCAGGGGGGCAGAGTCGCATCCTGGCCGCTGCCGATGTCATCCATGTCCCTCTAACCAGTTGGGACGGGTTGGTTGGCATGTCGCCAATCATGCAAGCGAGACAGAGTCTCGGTCTGGCTGCAGCCGCTGAGAAGTTCGGTGCTAGGTTGTTCGCCAACTCTGCTGTGCCTCAGCTTGCCCTCACGACTACTCAGCTTGTAAAGCCAGAAGACAAACTCAAGATGCGGCGGGATTGGGAAGCTCTCCAGACTGGCTCCAGTCAACATCGTGTTGCGGTGATCGATGGGGATATGAAGATCGAGAAACTCGGGATCACGCCTGAAGAGGGGCAGTTCCTGGAGACTCGCCACTACACGCGGGCAGATATCGCCGCCCTATTCCGTGTCCCGGCTCACATGGTCGGTGAACTCCAGAAGCTCTCGAACAGCAACACGGAGAACATGAACCTCAGCTTTGTCGTTGACACCTTGCGTCCGTATCTCAGTCGTATCGAGGCAGAACTTACGCGCAAGCTGCTCCCTAGAGAGACGGGGAAGATTAGCAACCTCACAGTCCAGTTCGATGTGACGGAGCGTCTACGGGGCGATTATGCCTCACAGACAGCGGGTGCAGCAGCAGGGCGTATAGGTGGCTGGCTGACCGGCAACGATGTACGTCGTTCGATGGGCTTGAATGAGGCCGGACCCGAACTCGACGTGTTTCTGGTGCCCGTCAACTACCAGAACGCAGACAGGCTGCTCAATGAGTCCGCCCCGACAGAAACGGTTGTGAACAATGCCGCATAAGAAAGAACGAAGGTATCAAGCTGCTAAGGAACTACGGGTGCAGGCTGGACCAGACGGTTCCAAGAGCATCTCGGGGTATGCAATCGTCTACAACTCCCCGTCACAGGATCTCGGAAACTTCACTGAGATCGTCGCACCTGGTGCTGTGACAGACTCGCTTAAAGAGAACCCCGACGTGCTCTGCCTACGCGACCATGACCCATCGCTACTCATGGGCAGAACGACGGCGAAGGCTCTGACGCTGGTGGAGGATTCGAAGGGTCTGCGGTTCGTCTGCAAGCTGCCCAACTCGACGCAGGCAAGTGATCTGGCTGAGTCTATCGACCGTGGTGACCTCGACGGAGTTTCCTTCGGGTTCAGTGTTCCCAGCGGTGGAGACAAGTGGTCGAACGACGGTTCCGGCAATGTCGTTCGGACCCTGCTCAAGATTGATCTGGCTGAGATAAGTCCATGTTCATTTCCGGCTTATAGATCAACGTCGGTCTCAATCCGTTCCTGTCCTTCTGACCTCCGATCACTTCTCAAACGATCATTGGATGACGACGAAGACGAGGATGAAGACGGCTGTGATTGTGACTGTCCAGAATGCCTGGACGGTGACTGTGCAGACTGCTCCGATCCCGACTGCATAGACGAAGCCTGTGAACACGGCGACGACTCTGCCCGTTCTGTCGCCCTCTTCAAACTTGAGCTTCGAATCGCTCTAGCTAACCGGCTCTAAGCCAAACCAACGATATCGCCTGGACCCACGCCCGCATGACGGGTGATGGCCGTTCTGCGCTTGCAACAGAAAGACAAGGAAACCAACATGGCAAATCTCATTGAACTAAAGCAGAACCGTAACAAGCTCCTCACAGATGCACAGCAGATCCTCACCAGCAAGACAGTCAACGCTGAAACCCGCACCGCTGCAAACAAGATGATCGCTGACGCCGATCTCCTGGATGAGCAGATCGCACTCGAAGAGCGCATCACAAAGGCACATGGCGAGGAACGCAACGGCAGTCGGCCGCCTCGGTCGCAGCCTGGAGATCAGGGCATCCCGGCAGACGTAGAGAAACAGAAGATGGCCTTCCGTACCTGGATGCGTACCGGCCACGTCTCCGAGGAAAATCGTTCCTACCTGCGACAGGCTGAAACCCGCGACCTCGGCGTCGGCACGACTGCTCCAATCACGGCTGGCTCGGTCCTGGTGCCGTCCGGCTTTGATCCTCAGCTCCACATTGCACAGAAGTCCTACGGTGCCGTTGTGGGTGCAGTAAGGCAGTTCAAGACGGACGATGGTCGAAGCCTGAAGGTCAGTCTTGCTGATGACACGGCACAGGGTCTCACCGTGATTGGTGAAGCCATCGCGGTGTCTGAGAACGATCCGAACCTCGCAGGCTTCACCAGCAACGTGGACGAACTCACTACGGGCCTTGTGAAGGTTAGCAACTCGCTCTTGCAGGACTCGGCCTTTGATGTCGATGACTTCATCCAGAACACCTTCGCAGCCCGCTATTTCAAGGGTTTGTCCAAGATGATCTCGATTGGCAACGGGTCGAACATCGCAGCAATCACGGCGGGCGCGACCCTCGGAGCAACCTCTACTGCTCCGACGGCTTTGGATCTTCCTTCGCTGATTGCAATCTACGGGGCGTTGGACGCAGCGTATCTTGAGCAGTCAAGCTGGCTGATGTCTTCAACTACGCGGGCAGGTCTGATGGGCCTCACTGACAACTACGGTCACCCTCTGTTGCAGACAGACCTCACCGGCCAGCCGTTCAATGCCTTGTTCGGTCGTCCCATTGTTCTGAGTCCGTTCATGCCGTCCGTTGCAGCTACGACTGTGCCGATCTTATTCGGCGATCTCACTAGCTATACGCTTCGCACGGTCGCGGGCGGATTGCAGGTCGTAAGGCTCACCGAGCGGTACGCCGAACTCAACGAGACCGGGTTCATCGGCTATACCCGTGCCGGTGGATACAATACGTCTCAGGCAGCATCGCCGTCGATTGTCAGCCTCAAAATGCACCCGTAGTCTGCCCTATCTGAACTCAAGAGCCCCAACGTCCCTATGAGGATGTTGGGGCTCTTTTTGTTTTTGTCTGGAGCTGTCTATACCTCTGATGGAGTGAGGGGTCAGCGGAGCAAGGCGTTGGGGCAGAACATACTTGACCCATGTATTTGGTGCGTCCAAGATGTTAAAAGGCTTCCAATCAGCACTTTTCGCGCCCCTCAAAGGGACGGTTGATGACGTATGGCCAAGACAAGAAAAGCCTTCAAAGATCGCATGTTTGATTTCGCCAACAACATACTCGCGGGGGCTGCGTGGGCGGTGGCTGCGATGATGGCATCGATTTTGTATACCCATTTCGGTCCAGGGTGGGCACGTCCCATAGTCAATGGGCTAATAACCTTCTCTGTGGTGTGCGGAGCCTTCTTTGTGTGGCGGGCGCTCCTGTCTCTACCCGCAGCGCGGCCAAAATTAGATGTTGATAACGTTGACGAGCGGCTTCTGGAGTGGTTCCACAAATTCAATTTAGAGGTAAAGACGTTCAATGATGAACACTCGTATTTCCTTTATCGGGTGACGACGGATGCAAACAGAAGCGTTGCCATTAGCAGAAGTAATAAAATTTACGCAGATCAGCTAACTATGAAGGCAATACTCACTCCAACGGAGGATGAGAAGCAGGCGCTAGACTCCCTGGACGACGCAGAAAAGGTTCAGCTCTTATACTCATGGCAGATAGAAATGAACCGGACATTAATCGGCTATCGAACCAATAATTGGCTGACGGAGGGAGTTTCTCTATCTAAGTTTTTACCAATAAGTGAAAACCTAAATGAAGAGAAGGTTTTGGCTGCAATCTGGCAGATGGAAGCAGCTATATCGACAATCTACGCAATCGGCAACCTAGCTGTAGCGACCCATAGGCTAAAGGGACTACCTGCGGTGTTGGATGCGAATATTGAAAAACGAATACCATGAAGCACCGCGATAAACTTGGACATGGCCGTTAACGAGAAAGCCCATTTGGACGAATTCCCGCCTGAATACGACCCGGATGAAATTACGTCTGGTGAGTTCTATGCCTGTCCCATTGGGATAGCTTTATGGGAGAAGTACAGGGCAGAGCATCCCGAGGCACCAGCCGAACCGCCATGCCGATCTGAGGTCCTGCCCGATGCTGTCGAGTATTGGGCTCACTCCAACGACTGCGACGATTGCAACGAGGTGTAGCCATGTGTGGCCGCTATTATCGCCGTTCTGACAAGCAGCGTACTGCTGAAGCCTTCCGCCTCGGCAAACTGGCAGAGATGCCGCTTGAGGTTGCGCCCTCCTTCAACATCGCGCCGACAACCATGCAGCCGGTGATCCTGGCCGACCGTGACACCGGGGAACGGACCATGCGAGTCATGCGCTGGGGGCTGATCCCCGTCTGGGCGAAAGATCCGAAGGCGATGGGACTCAGCACCATCAACGCGAAGGCAGAAGGGCTCATGGACAAACCCATGTGGCGCACTCCATTCAAGAAGCGACGCTGCCTAGTGCCGGCTGACGGCTTCTATGAGTGGAAGAAGCTGGACGCGAAGACGAAGCAGCCTTACGCCTTCCGCTTGAAGGATGACCAGCCTCTAGCCTTTGGTGGCGTGTGGGAGCACTGGAAGGCTCTGGACGGCTCTCTGGAGTGGGACACCTTCTCCATCATCACCACGGAGCCAAACGAACTCACGGCGTCCGTCCACAATCGAATGCCCGTCATCCTGAAGCCTTCTGACTATGAACGCTGGCTGGACACAACGGACCAGGAACGCCCGCCCGTCGATCTACTCCGTCCCTACGATCCGGACCTTATGGCGGCGCATGTTGTCAACCCGCATGTCGGCAATGTGAGGAACAACGAGCCGGGGTTGTGCGAGGCGTTTGAGTGTCCGCCAAACTCGGCCTAGCTGGCTGAGTTATCCATTGGAGTTCGGCTTGTTCGTCTTTAGAAATTTCTTGTTGGCTTCGGCAGGCGTGTAGATTTCGCCATCGATAAGAATGCGCCCCGTGTAGCGACG